TCATTGACGTAGAACTTGTTGACAGATTAGAAGACAAGATGAAGTTGATTGAACTTGCCTTGACGATGGCATATGATGCAAAGGTCAACTATGAAGATGTGTTCTATCAGGTAAGAATGTGGGACACCATTATTTACAACTATCTCAAGAGGAGAAACATTGTTATTCCACCAAAAGAAAGATCTGACAAATCAGAAAAGTATGCAGGTGCATACGTCAAGGAACCGATACCTGGAAAGTATGATTGGGTTGTCTCTTTTGACCTCAACTCTCTGTATCCTCATCTTATTATGCAATATAATATTTCCCCAGAGACACTCCTTGAACAAAAACATCCAACAGTTACAGTTGATAAGATACTCAACGAGGATCTAACTTTTGAGATGTATCAGGACAATGCAATTTGTGCGAATGGTGCAATGTTCCGTAAGGATGTTCGTGGGTTCTTACCAGAACTGATGGAGAAGATGTATAATGAAAGAGTCATCTTCAAGAAGAGAATGATTACTGCAAAGAAGAAGTATGAAAAGACAAAGACAAAAGACCTTGAAAAAGAAATCGCAAGATGTAACAACATCCAGATGGCAAAGAAGATTTCTCTTAACTCTGCCTATGGTGCGATTGGTAATCAATACTTCCGCTATTATAAACTAGCAAATGCGGAGGCAATTACCTTATCAGGACAGGTTTCTATTCGTTGGATAGAAAATCGCATGAATAATTATCTAAACAAAATACTTAAAACGGAGGGTGAAGATTATGTTATTGCTAGTGATACTGATAGTATCTACCTCAATCTGGGTCCTCTGGTCGAGGTTATATACAAGGGGAGAGAGAAAACTAATGAAAGCGTTGTTTCGTTCCTTAATAAGATCTGTGAAATGGAACTTGAAAAGTATATTACGAGTTCTTATGAAACGTTGGCCAAGTACGTAAATGCTTACGATCAAAAGATGTTTATGAAAAGAGAGAACATCGCAGATCGTGGTATATGGACAGCAAAGAAAAGATATATTCTAAACGTATGGGATAGTGAGGGAGTTAGATATGAAGAACCCAAATTAAAGATGATGGGTATTGAAGCAGTAAAGTCATCTACTCCTGCACCTTGTCGCACAATGATTAAGGACGGATTGAAGATAATGATGAATGGAACTGAGGACGAAGTGATTGATTACATTGATGATTGTCGTGCTAAATTTAAGTCACTTCCTCCAGAAGATATTGCATTTCCTCGTACTGCATCAAACGTGCAAAAGTATAAAGCATCGTCTACAATATATGCAAAGGGAACACCAATACATATACGTGGTGCATTATTATTCAATCATTATGTAAAGCAGAAGAAGTTGGATAATAAATATTCACTTATTGGTAATGGAGAAAAGGTCAAGTTTCTCTATCTTAAAAAACCAAATATTATACAAGAGAATGTTATTTCTTTTATTCAAGACTTTCCATCTGAAATTGGACTTGACAAGTATGTAGATTATGATCTACAATTTGAGAAGAGTTTTGTTGAACCACTCAAAGCAATTCTTGATGCGATTGGTTGGAATGTCGAAAAAACTGTAAACTTAGAATTATTTTTTACCTAATGGATTTACCTATTGATCTAGATGAACTTGAAATCATCATTGAATCCGTATCAGATGTTGATACAGAATTAACTCGTAAACTAAGACTAGTTAAGGGATTAGTTGAAGATGGTAAACCTTATAAGAAAATACTTCGTGAAAAATATGGTTATGTAGCATAATGTTTTTTAAAAAATTGAGTCTTGTTACTGGTGGATTTGATCCTATCCATAGCGGACACATATCATACTTTACAAGAGCAAAAGATTTTTCTGATTATCTTGTAGTTGGTATTAATACTGAAGAATGGTTGACTAAAAAGAAAGGTCAATATTTTCAATCTTGGATTGAACGTGCAGAGATTATTCGACATCTTAATATGGTTGACGCAGTGATTACTGTACCCGATGATGATAAAGGTTCTGCCTGTGGTGCAATTGCAAAATGTTTAGAAATATCTGATAAAGTTATTTTCTGTAATGGAGGTGACAGAGGTAAATCTAACACACCAGAAACTGATTTATATGGTGAAGATCCACGAGTGCAATTTGAATTTGGTATAAAATGAACAGTAGTTCATGGATACTCAAGGGGTATTTTGAAAGACAACGTAAACTATTAGGAATCTGATGGAAACACATAGAAAAACATTGCTTCATCTCTTGAAAGAAAGAGCATACAAGCACGGACAATTCACTTTATCATCTGGTAAAGAATCAGAGCATTATATCAATTGTAAACCAGTTACATTATCTTGTGAGGGTAATGCATTGTGCTCTCATCTAATGATAGAACATGTAGAGGATGAATCAGTTGCTGTTGGTGGACTTACACTTGGTGCTGACCCATTAGTATGTGGTATCGCACAGAAAGCATATTATACTGGTAAACATATTGATGCACTTATTGTAAGAAAGAATCCAAAAGGATATGGTACAAAAGAAGTGATTGAAGGTAATAAACCACCAAAGGGTTCAGTTGTCACAGTATTGGAAGACGTAACTACAACAGGTAGTAGTGCAATTAAAGCAGTAAAAGTTCTTCGTAACGCAGGTTATATTGTCAATCGTGTGATTGCCATTGTTGATCGACAAGAGAATCATAAAGTATGGGATAATAATAAAATTGAATTTATATCTATATTTAAATTAGAGGATATTATTGAATGAATTGTTGGCATTGTAATGCAGAATTGATCTGGGGTGGAGATCATGACCTTGACGATTACGAAGATATGGAGTATGATATAGTTACAAACTTATCATGCCCAAGGTGTGAATCGTATGTTGAAGTTTATCATAAGATAGAAAAATAATGGATTTTCTCAAAGAAATAGTAAAAGAGATTGGTGATGAGTATACACAAATCGCAGCAGATATAGATGAAACAGAAAAATTCATCGACACAGGATCATACATTTTCAATGGACTGGTTAGTGGTTCCATTTATGGTGGTGTGTCTAGTAATAAAATCACTGCTATTGCTGGTGAGACTAGCACTGGAAAAACTTATTTCTCTCTTGCTATTGTCAAGAACTTTCTGGACACTAATCCTGATGGGTATTGCCTCTATTTTGATACTGAAGCTGCAATCACCAAGGGATTACTTACATCTCGTGGAATTGATCAAAACAGACTTGTTGTTGTCAATGTCGTTACCATAGAAGAGTTCCGAAGTAAGGCACTTCGTGCAGTAGATATATACCTTAAGACAGAAGAAGAGAATCGCAAACCCTGTATGTTCGTGTTGGATTCTCTTGGTATGCTCTCAACAGAGAAAGAAATTACTGACGCACTTAACGATAAACAAGTTCGTGACATGACCAAATCACAACTTGTCAAAGGTGCATTTAGAATGCTTACTTTGAAACTTGGTCAAGCAAACATTCCCCTTATAGTTACAAATCACACTTACGATGTTATCGGATCTTATGTCCCAACTAAAGAAATGGGAGGAGGCTCTGGTCTCAAATATGCCGCGTCTACGATCATTTATCTCAGCAAAAAAAAGGAAAAGGATAAGACAGAGGTTGTTGGAAACATTATTAAAGCTAAGACGGCTAAATCAAGACTCTCCAGAGAAAACAAACAAGTCGAAATAAGACTTTACTATGATGAGAGAGGACTTGATAGATACTACGGTCTCCTTGAATTAGGAGAACTTGGTGGTATGTGGAAGAATGTCGCTGGTAGATATGAAATGAATGGTAAAAAAATATATGCTAAAGAAATATTAAAGAATCCCACAGATTACTTTACAGATGATATAATGGAGAAACTTGATAACATAGCACAGAAGCATTTTTCTTATGGAACGGATTGAAACCACTATCCTTCAAAACTTAATATACAATGAAGAATATTCTCGTAAAGTTATCCCTTTTATTAAATCCGATTATTATGAAAATAAATCTGAAAGAGTCGTCTTTGAACAGATTTCAGAGTTTATTGTTAAGTATGGTTCTGCGATTACAATTGAAGCTTTAAATATTGAAGTTGATAATCGTACAGATCTTACTGAAACAGAAGTTAAAGAGATTCGTGAACTTAGTGGATTCCTAACTAATACACCAGTTGATTATCAATGGTTAATGGATACTACTGAGAAGTGGTGTCGTGATCGTGCAATTTATCTTGCACTTATGGAATCAATTCAACTTGCAGATGGTGATGAAACAAAAAAGAATAAAGATGCAATACCATCTATTCTTTCAGAAGCACTTGCAGTATCATTTGACAATCATGTAGGACACGATTACTTAGAGGACTACGAAGAAAGATATGACTTATATCACAGAAAGGAAGAAAGAATTCAATTCGACCTCGATTTTTTCAATAAGATTACGAAGGGTGGGGTTCCAAATAAAACACTCAATATTGCTCTCGCTGGCACTGGTGTTGGTAAGTCTTTGTTTATGTGTCATGTCGCAAGTAGTGTTTTACTCCAAGGTAAGAACGTATTATACATCACGCTTGAAATGGCTGAAGAAAAGATTGCAGAAAGAATTGATGCTAATCTTTTAAACGTATCCATTCAGAGCATTACTGATTTACCTAAACCTATGTTTGATAAGAAGGTAAATAGTATTGCAAAGAAAACACAGGGAACTCTTATCATTAAAGAGTATCCAACTGCATCCGCACACTCAGGTCATTTTAAATCTTTACTGAATGAATTGTCATTAAAGAAATCATTCAAACCTGATATTATATTCATTGATTATCTTAATATATGTGCATCAAGTCGTTATTCAAAATTAGGAAATGTTAACTCTTACTCGTATATCAAGGCGATTGCGGAAGAACTACGAGGTCTCGCAGTTGAAGCAAATGTTCCAATCATTTCCGCTACGCAAACTACCCGTAGTGGTTATGGTAGTAGTGATGTGGATCTTACAGATACGTCCGAATCCTTTGGTCTTCCTGCAACTGCTGATCTTATGTTCGCTCTTATTTCTACTGAGGAGTTGGAAGGACTTAACCAGATAATGGTTAAGCAACTTAAGAATAGGTATAATGATCCAACTATATACAAGAGATTTGTTATTGGAGTTGATCGTGCCAAGATGAGATTATATGATTGTGAACAGAAAGCACAAGATGATATTCTTGACAGTGGACAGGAAGAGGAGTATAATGAGTTCAAACAGAAACCTAAAAAATCATTCGCAGAGTTTAAATTTTAATGGATGAATCTAGAGAAAAGAAAATCAAATCTTATGATCGTTATATCATGCAAGGTGGTGATATGACTCTTGATGAAATTGAATCTCTTGTAAAAAACAGTTTAGGTGTAAGTAATGTACCACTTAAAATGGATATGTTTGATGACTTTATGACTATGATCATCGAAGAACTTAATGATAGAAACGACTAATGACTAAAAAAATTGACTTTGATAAGTACGCTCATTTCGTGGATGGTGTCACATCCGATCCCAGTAAAGATTATAAATCTTTCCTTGAGAGTCTTAGTGCCCTTGATGGAAAGGGTGCCAATATTAATCGCCTTACCACTGCTGCTGTTGGGATTAGTGCTGAAGGTGGTGAGTTTATGGAAATCGTTAAGAAGATGGTTTTCCAAGGTAAACCTTGGGACGAGCATAATCGAAAGCATCTTATTATTGAGTTGGGTGACGTTATGTGGTATGTAATGCAAGCATGTATGGCATTAGATGTTACAATAGAAGAAGTCGTAGCAGGGAATGTAGATAAATTAAAGAAGAGATATCCTGGTGGAGAGTTTAATGTCTACCAATCAGAAAACCGTAAGGAAGGAGACCTATGAGGGAACAACTAATTAGAGCACTTTTAGCACATGCACAGGGTGACATTCAGAAACATGTTGCAAATGTAGAAGTTTATTTGACAAATCCTGCAGGTATTGGAGAACACTCTGACATCACAGAAGCAATTGAAACTGAATTAAACATAATTGCTAAGTATCAAGATCAAGTAGATGTATTAAATAAATATTTCAAAAAGTAATTTGAAATGAGCCTGACATTAAATGAAATAAGAAGACGAGGACCTCGTGTGGGAACTTTTGTTCGTAAATTTTATGATCAGGAAAATTTTACGTTCACTGATGGATCTAAGGAAAAAATATCTGAGGTAATATTTGGATCTGACAAATATAATTTAAAATCATTACCTGCTGAATTGCTTGAAGCAATGGGTTCGAGAAAGATCGCTGCATCACAGGTTAAAATTAAAGTAGGTAATAAGACAAAAGCACTTGGAACATTAGCAAAGACACCAGAGTTTGGTGGTCAATTTGATGATGGTAGTAGTGCAGAAAAAAAATTAGATACTACTTTATACAGTGAATTGATTGCAACATATTGCATTGCATATCGAATACTAAAAGGTAAAGATTTAGAAAGAGATGATTTTATAGATCCAAACACTGGTAAATTAAATGATAAAACATATAAGTTATTAAGTAAAAAGATAGTACAACCCAGTAGTGAAGCATTATCTAAAAAAGATATAAGAGACAATCTTGCCATTTATGGTATGCAAAGTTTGGGTGGTAGTATTAGTAAGTATAATTGGTTAGAGCAAGCAAATGTGGTTGCAAAAACTTTATTGAATAATGTTAAAATACCAAAGAACGTAGTAATATACAATGATAGATTTTTTGCACCAGGTCGAAAATCATTTTCTAATGTAAAATTTAATCCATATCGAGTTTTTTCATTATCACCCACTCTTGCAAATGCGGTAGGTCCTGATAAATGGAATCCTGCTGATATTTGGATTATGACACCTTCTGCAGAAACTGAGTTATCAAGATTTAACCAAAAGGTACAAAGAGCAGAAGTATATAATATTAATGCAATTAATAATTTCTTACAAAAGAAATATGATGATAATTCTATCATACCTGTTTCATTGAAAAAAATTAATCCAGCAGCACCACATTTTACTTTGATGAATAGTAAATATTTTGTAGAGCAATTAGATATATCAGATCAAACGAATCCTCCTATCATAGAATTCACAGAGGGAAACAAAGACGTAAAGATAAACTTTACAGTTAGAACAATAAGGTTGGAGAATCCTGCAAGAAATATGATGCAATCGCAAGATCGTATGCAAAGATTGAGTGGAACACCTGTAAAAGGATCTGAAAAACATATTAGAATTAAGTATAATGTAAACAAGCAACAGTTAGAAGTTGAATACGAGCAGAGTAGACCTATGGCAAATCGACCAACTGCGAAACATGGTTCGATTGGTAAAGGTTCATTGACCGATATTATATCAAAAACATCAAGACAAGGTATTGAAAAGTTGAATGAAATAAAAAAACCTTTTGTAGATACGACTTATGCTTTAAAAATGGATGACTATTTTTTAACAGATAGGGTTTCAATAGATGAAGATAATAAGAGTTTAGCACTTTCATACTTAGGTCAGATATGGGAAACAATTACTGGTGATCTTATGCCACAATTTTTTACTGATAGATTTGGTAGAGATCCAAAGGGAATTCAACTTAAAACAAACTCTGGTGAAATAGGTATTGCTATCGGGCAGATACCAAATGAAGAAATTAAACGACGTGTAATACAAAATTTATATAATGCTGCATCATCTATTGGTGTATTCAAAGGATTGAATAAAGAGGAAAGAGATATAATTGGTGCTGCTGGATTAAATCAAACAACTAATGCATTAAGAGCAGATTTTGTAGGAGGTATACATGTTAAAATCTTTTAGTATAGATGATCTAATAAAATCATATGACTCTGATGAAAAGAATAAAGGTAGAAGATATCGTGAGTTCTTATACCATTGCTTCACAAAGTTTGAAAAAGAGATTAAAAATATAAAATCTAAAAAGATGATAAATAGGTATATCACTATGAGAAATAATACTCTTAGTTACTTAATTCAAAACGAAAAAGAGATAACTTTAAAATTATCCAGATGAAATCTTTTTTCCAATTCTTAGAATCAACAGCTGTTCAACAGGCAACCCGTATGGGATTGACTGGGGA